GAGAAGCTGGAGACATAGGGTCAATGCCCTTTGTAAAAACTTTAGAGGATTGGGCTAAGTTTGATGTAAACAACAGAACAAAGTATGATGCGTCAATTAGTTCAGGACTAGCCATTATGGCCAACCAAAAACACCTATATAAACCCGAAGTTAGACAATCAAAAATAAAGATTAACTTTGCAAGGTATAATAACAAGGGTAGTAATAGCCAATTATTAAGATAGATGCAGAAAATTAGCGTAGATATACCATCGGCTTATTTCCCCGACCAGTTTGTTTCTGATGAAAAGAAAGCAACTCCTGAGTTCGGATTAAGAATTGGACAAGCAATCCAATACGAATGGTTTAGGAAGGATGGTAGTCGAGGTAGGTACTATAATAGGTATCGAAAGTTTCATAAAATGAGATTGTATGCTCGTGGAGAGCAGTCAATAGCAAAGTATAAAAAAGAAATTGCTGTAGATGGGGATTTGTCTTATCTAAACCTTGATTGGACACCTGTGCCTATTATACCTAAGTTTGTTGACATTGTTGTCAATGGCATGTCAGATAGAATATTTGATGTTAAGGTTGTGGCTCAAGACCCTATATCTGTTCATAAAAGAACCACGTATCAGCAAAACCTAAAAGCAGAAATGGTTGCTTCGGCAGAGCTAGATCAAATTATGGATGCTTTCGGGGTTGATGCATTTACTATGGATAGGGTTGACACTCCAACAAACGACGACGAGTTGGATTTGATTATGCAACTTAAGTATAAGCCCTCGATAGAAATAGCTGCAGAAACAGCAATATCTACTGTCTTAGAAGATAATTTTTACGAGGACTTGAAAAAAAGAGTAAACTATGACATCGCTGTTTTGGGCATGGGTGTTGCCAAGCATGAGTTTAATTTAGGCTCTGGGGTAGAATTAAAATATGTTGATCCATCTGACGTAATACATAGTTACACAGAGGATCCTTATTTTAAAGATTGCTTTTATTGGGGCGAAGTTAAAACCGTGCCTGTGGGGGAGTTGATTAAAATAGACCCCTCATTAACCACAGAAGATTTAAAAGAAATTTCAGAGTATAGCTATGGCTTTTATGATTACAACAACGAGCCTAGCACCTATGGGGATGACACCTTTAGAAAAGACACCGCAACCCTTCTTTACTTTAACTACAAAACCACAAACACATTTAAGTACAAGAAAAAGGTGTCAGAAAATGGCTCTGTAAAAATAATTGACAAGCCATCGGACTTTAACCCCCCAAAAGAAATGATGGAGGATGGGAAGTTTGAGATGGTGGAAAAAACTATTGACGTTTGGTATGAGGGTGTGATGGTGATGGGTACGAGCATTATTCTCAAATGGAATCTTATGGAGAATATGGTTAGGCCCAAATCTGCTTCTCAGCACGCAATACCAAACTATGTTGCTGTAGCCCCTAGGATGTACAAAGGCAATGTTGAATCTCTTGTAAGAAGAATGGTTCCATTCGCTGACCTTATTCAAATTACCCACCTTAAGTTACAGCAAGTAATGAATCGAATGACTCCAGATGGAGTTTTCATTGATGCGGATGGTCTTAATGAGGTTGATTTGGGCACAGGTGCGGCATACAATCCCGAAGATGCATTAAGGTTGTACTTTCAAACAGGGTCTGTTGTTGGGCGTTCATTTACCCAAGACGGAGACTTTAATAATGCTAGAGTTCCTATTCAGCCCATAACTGGGCATTCGGGTGGTCAAAAAATGTCTGCGCTAATAAACAACTATAATCACTACTTAAGAATGATTAGAGATGTGACGGGGCTAAATGAAGCTAGAGATGGCTCAATGCCTGATTCAAATGCATTAGTGGGGGTTCAAAAACTAGCGGCGGCAAATTCTAATACTGCAACACGACACATTCTTGATGCATCTCATTTTGTAACTAGAGAGCTTGCTCAAGCTATATCTATGCGTATTTCAGATGCTATGGAGTACATAGATCATGCCGAGGAAATAGCGATGCAAATAGGTCGACACAAGTCTGAAATAATAAAAGACATTAGTGAATACTACTTGTACGACTACGGCATATTCATAGATGTATCTCCTGATGAAGAAGAAAAAGGAAGACTTGAGCAAAACATTCAATTAGCCATTCAAAAGGGTGATATTGGGCTAGAGGATGCTATTGACATCAGAGAAATAAAAAACACGAAAACTGCCAATCAATTACTTAAAGTAAAGAAATCAAAAAGAGCAGACCAAGTCCAAGCCGATGCTATGGCGCAAATGCAGTTTAAGGCGGAAATGGACAACCAAAACAAACAAGCCGAAATACAAATGCAGGCAATGAAATCTCAAATAGAGTCCGAATCAAATGTCAAAGAGATGGCAATTAGGGCTAAGTTTGAAATGGAAAAAATGATGAGGGAAACCGAAATGAAAGCCTTATTAATGCAAAAGCAATTTGAGTTTGATTATCAATTGGCTGAACTTAAAGAATCCAAGTTAGAAGAAAGAGATATCGCCAAAGAAGACGGTAAAAAGACAAGAATAGACCGTCAAAACACTCAACAATCCAAACTTATAAACCAAAGAAAAAATAATCTTCCTCCGATGAGTTTTGAAGACAAAGGGCCTGGAGTAAACTTACAATTCCCTAATATGCTACAAAATTTTAATATGGAAGAAAATACTAACTTTGAGTAAAATTTAATCTATGGAAATTAAAGTAAGAGACCTTGGCTCTGAGGAGTCAAAGTCAAGTCAACAGATTGAGCAAGAGCTATTAGACAAGCATGAGCAATCTTTGAATGAAGAAAAACCGGTTGTAAATACTGTTGAAATTGAGAAGGAGGGGCAAGAAGTTCAGCAGGAAGAGCAACCAAAGGAAGAAAAGTCATTTAGTGACGAAGATGTTCTTTCATATATATCTGACAGATATGGTAAAACTATAGACTCTGTTGATGAGTTACTTGCTGAAAGGTCTCAATCAGAAGATTTACCTGAAGACGTTGCAGCCTACTACAAGTATAAAAAAGAAACTGGTAGGGGCATGGATGACTTCATAAGACTAAACAAATCCTCTGATGACTTTAATGAAGATGACTTATTGCTAAATTATTATTTAGAAACAGAGGATGGCCTTGATAAATCTGACATTGAAGACATGATGTATGACAAGTTTCATATGGATGAAGATTTAATGGAGGATAGAGAAATCAAGGCTAAAAGAATAGAAAGGAAAAAGGAGCTCGCTAAAGCTAAGAAGCACTTTAATAACCAACGAGAAAAGTATAAGGCCCCGCTTGAGTCAAGTGCCGCCATCTCGGAGGATGATAAAAATGCTTTACAGCAGTATAGAGAGTACCTTAATAGTGCCGAAAGTGAGAGGCAGGAAGCGGAAAGAAGAGTCGAGTGGTTCAATCAAGAAACTTCAAAAGTATTCAATAATGATTTCAAAGGTTTTGATTTCAGCATTGATGACAAATCATACACGTTCTCTCCAGGTAATGCTAGGGATTTAAAAAAGTCTCAATCCGACATAGTAAACTTTATAAGTAATTACGTTGGTGAAGATGGCTTGATTAAAGATTCAAAGGGTTATCACCGAGCACTATCAGTGGCTATGAACCCTGATAAATTCGCCAAGTTCTTTTATGAACAAGGGCGGGCCGAGGCCATAGAAGGTGACGCAAAGCGTGCGAAAAACATCAAAATGGATGTTCGTCAAACGCCAAAGGGATCTTCTGACGGAGGGTTCAAGGTTCGTGCTGTAGACTCAGGTCGAAGCATGGGCTTAAGGATAAAAAGTATTAACAAAAAAAGCTAAAAAACTAAAACATGGCTGGATCATTACAAGCGGGGTCTGTCGCATTAACCCCCCACGGTAGTAAGGCAACATTGCCTTCTAACTATATAAGCGACTTTAAATTCTTGGATCAGTATCTACCCGATACTTATGAAAAGGAATTTGAGCGATATGGAAACAGAAGCATTGCTTCTTTTATGAGAATGGTAGGTGCTGAGATGCCCACTAACTCTGACCTCATCAAATGGGCAGAGCAAGGTCGTCTCCACGTTAAATTTGAGGGTGCTACGATTTCAGGAACTACTGGGTCTACTACAGCTCAAAGATTTAACATTGTACCTGCTGGTTCACCTGCTGCTTCAGCAATTCCAGTGAGAGTTGGTCAAACTCTTGTTGTTTCTGATGAGGCCGCTGGGTCTACTAAGACTGACAAGGTTATTGTAACAGCTGTAGCTGGAGGTGGTAGTGGTATCACTGTTGCTCCATACGCTGCTACTCCAAGCATTGTTGATGGATTAACAGTAACTGCATTTATTTATGGTTCTGAGTTCCGTAAAGGAGATACTGGAATGGAAGGCTCTATCGAGGCTGAAGACAATATCTTCGAGAACAAGCCAATCATTCTAAAGGACAGATATACTGTTGCTGGTTCTGACATGGCTCAAATCGGATGGGTAGAAGTTACAACTGAAAATGGTGCTACAGGTTACCTATGGTATCTAAAATCAGAGCACGAGACTAGGCTTCGTTTTGAGGACTACCTCGAAACTTCTATGGTTGAGGCTGTTCCTGTTGAAACGAACTCAGGTGCTGCTGGAGCATTAGCGACTAGTGCATACGGTTCACTACCTGCTGGGTCTTCATTGGCACAAACAGGTGGTTCTGAAGGATTATTCCACGCAGTAGAGAATAGAGGAAATGTTTGGAGTGGTGGTAACCCAACTACTCTTTCTGACTTTGACTCTATCATTCAGGTTCTTGACAAGCAAGGTGCTATCGAAGAAAACGTATTGTTCTTAAACAGACAGTTCTCTTTCGACATCGATGATATGCTTGCTGCTCAGAACTCTTATGGTGTAGGTGGTACTTCTTACGGTCTTTTCGACAACGACGAAGAGATGGCATTGAACCTCGGATTCACAGGATTCCGCAGAGGATATGACTTCTACAAGTCTGACTGGAAATACCTCAACGATGCCACTATGAGAGGAGGCGTAAAAGCTGGAAACATCAACGGTATTCTTGTACCTGCTGGTTCTACAACTGTTTACGACCAAATTCTTGGCAAAAACGCTCAACGTCCGTTCTTACACGTAAGATATCGTGCGTCTGAGTCTGAGGACAGAAGATATAAAACTTGGATGACTGGTTCTGCCGGTGATGTAAGAACTTCTGATCTTGATGCAATGGAGGTTCACTTCTTATCAGAGCGTGCGCTTTGTGTTATGGGAGCGAATAACTTCGTTATGTTTAAGAACTAATATTTCTTAATTAATGGGGGAGGCAACTCCCCCTTTTTTAAATTTTAATCAAATGAAAGATAAAATATACGTGCTGACGCAAGATAGAGCACCACTAAACTTCTTGTTGGCTTCAAGGCACACGCACCGAAGCCCTCTGTTACATTTTGACGGAAAAACAAATCGAGCCCTTAGATATGCTCGCAACCAAAAAACACCATTCGAAGATGAGCAAGATGGCAACGCCATTTTAGAACCAATCATTTTCAAGGATGGCTTTCTTCACGTTCATGCCACCAATCCTGTTCTTCAGCAGTTTATGGATCTCCACCCTGGGAATGGAGGTATATTCATGGAGCTTGATACTGAGAGGAACGCTCAGGAGGAGTTAGATATTATTAGTGCCGAGGTAGATGCCTTAATAGCTGCTAAAAGTCTTGATATTCAAACAATGGAGACATTGGGTCGAGTATTCTTAGGACTTAACACAGAGAAGATGTCATCTGCTGAATTAAAGCGAGATGTCATTCTGTTTGCTAAAAACAATCCTATTGAGTTCTTGGAGGCATTAGAAGACCCTATGCTTGAGATTCAAGACATAGTAGCTAAGATTTTTGAGGAGGGATTATTGTCTATGCGTAACAAGAACAAGGACATTTACTTCAACCTTCCTGGGAACAAAAAGAAACTTACTAGCGTCCCTTATGGAGAAGACCCACAGCACATTGTGGTATCATTGCTTCAGCAGGATGGGGATATTCTAAATATGTTCGAAAAACAATTATCTAAGAAAAAGGGTGAATAATAAATATTTATCTATATATTTGAATCGCTAAATGTTCATAATTATTGTTTAGAGGGCCCTCTCGGGGGTCCTTTTTTATTTAGTATATTTGCGTCATGGAAAAATATTTACGTATAAACTCATTAGCTGTAGCCAAGGCCGCAGATACAAGTGTTGCTCCTAACACAAACAATGAATTAAAAGGAAGTGGAGCTATTGATTTCACAGCAGTAGCTGAAGCAGGAGACTTTGTCTTAATTTCAACAGGTGGTAGCAATGGCCCTGCGTATGCGCTTGATAAAGTAGTAAGCGTAACTGATGCTGACGAATTAATACTAAACACAACGTCTACATTCGGGATACCAACAGGCAAGCAGTTTCAAATATACGACAAGGACACTCGAAGAGATAACATTATTAGATGTAATGATATTGTATCTATAGTTCAAATAGGAGGGGCTAGAGACGTCGCTGCGGGCTCTCCAATTGTTGGCCTGATATATACTGGCATTGAGATTCAGTATACGGGCGGGGCTATGTTAACGATTGTGTTTGAAGGTAATGACCCAAACGAAACCAAGGCAGGGCTTTTCCTAGATGCTCTTATCAATCAGATAGAAACACACTTGCAGTCTAGTGCCACCAAGGTAATGGCAGACTTTGTTATTCCTCCAGGCTCAGAAGATTTTGTGGCCATACAGAGAGGTTCAGCAGCAGTTGCAGTTTCTTAGTATATTTGCAGAGTATTTTTTTTACCATAAATTTTTTTTACCATGGATACAAAGTATTTAGAAGTAACTGTCAAGAACGAGCAAACTCAGTTGGTTCGTATCAGTGACATTATTATTGTAGAGCAGGCAGGCACTGCTAAAGTTGAAATCACCTATGTTGGTGGCAAGAAAGTGACTATTAATCACGACGCTATGGCTGCTAACAACGAGGAGGTTAGAGATAGAATTGAGTCAGCAATTGTTGATGCGTTGCAAACAAAGTGGAGGGACATTGTTCATCCTCTTTCTTTAGCAGGCATTACTGACGCTGGAGGTGCTGTACCTGAAGTAACATCTATTGATATTGCTTAATAAACTATATTTTTAGTTTTAACTAGGGGTCGTTTTCGACCCCTTTTTTATTTTGTATCTTTAGCGTTATGATTAATGAGGTTCGCCAAACTGTACTCGCTATAGCGAATAAAAATAATTACGGATATATTTCTAGGCTTGATTTCAATCATTTTGCAAGACAGGCTCAATTAGAAATATTTAAAGAGTATATGTATGATTACAATACTCACGTTAACAAGCAAAATAAAAGGGTTTCAGTAAACCAATCTACAACCAGTCCTGTGGCATCTAACGATGGGTATGCTGACCTTGCGGAGCGTAAAAGACAAGTTATAGAGATATTCTCAACCTTAGCACCATTAGGCAACGCCACTGATGGGCATGTGTATGATAAGCCTAGCGACCTGTATCTTCTTAATAAACTCTTTTTTTATGATACTGAAAGGGTATCGGGCACAAAGGAGAGTGCGGTTAGTCCCAATAAGCTAGTAGATCCTTCACTTACGGGGGTGTCTGCATTTGGGAATACAGCGTCCGCAGGTGACTTGGTTGTAAACACTGATGATAACACCTTGGCCTTTGTGGTGGAGGTGGAGAGTGGTACTTCGCTGAAGATTACCGACAATATTTTTGGGGCGGGGGCGCTTAAATACAAAATATTCAATCCTAGTAAGTATAGTGAGATTGAGATACAGGACCCCTCGAAAATATTTAACCTAGCGGCATCTACGTTGGTTAATCCATCTACTATGTTTCCGTCTTGCTTGATGCAGGCTGATAACATTATAATGTATCCTAACACTATAACAAACCCTGGTAGCGTAATAACTCAATACGTAAGAAACCCAAAAGACCCAAAATGGACAGGGGTGACTGTTGGTGCTGCTCAAGGTCAAGAAATATTTGATGCCACCGCTTCTGATTTTCAGGATTTTGAGTTGCCAAAGTCTGAGATACCATATTTAATATCTAAAATTCTACTTTCGGCAGGCATGTCAATAAGGGAAACGGAGGTAACTCAAGCAGCGGCAGGGTTAGTAGGTTTAAATTCAAACGAAGATAGATAATGCCATATTTAACAGGATATCAATATTATGAAAATGCAGGTGCAGTTCCTGAGAATGCTAATTGGGGCTCATATCAGTATGTTCCGCTAAAGGACATTGTCAATAATTTTATGATGATGTACACGGGCAACAACGAGATGCTAGCCAATGTATCTAGAGCCCAAGTTATATTTTATGCAAAGCGTGGTATTCAAGAATTAAACTACGATGCATTTAAGGAAATAAAAGCATTGGAACTTGAGGTTTGTGATAATCTGAGGTTTGTTTTGCCTCCTGACTTTGTTAATTGGATAAGAATATCTCTATACAAAGACGGTGCGTTATTCCCTTTAACAGAAAACATTCAAGCCAATAGTGCTATATCTTACCTTCAAGACAATGATTGTAGAATTTTGTTTGACGAGACGGGAGAGATAATACAGCCCGAACAATCTGAGTTAGATTTAGATAGAATAAACGGAGCAGCAAGAACTTTATACTTTAACGAGGGAAGTAGATTCCACGGCAGGGAGGGGTTCTTTGTTGATGGGAAATTTTATTTTGACTATGACATTGGATCTAGATTTGGACTTAATTCAGAAACGGCAAACGCTAACCCCACTTTTAGAATTGATAGAAGGGCTGGGGTTATAAACTTCTCGTCTCACATGGCTCATGAAACTTGCTTATTGGAATATATTTCTGATGGCATGGAGGGTGGAGATGACTCGTTAGTGAGTGTGAACAAGCTATTTGAGGAGTATGTATATGCTTACATAAAATATATGATAGTCAACTCTAGGGTGGGTGTTCAAGAGTATGTTGTCAGGAGGTCTCAAAAAGATAAGACAGCCTTGCTTAGAAACGCTAAAATACGATTGAGCAATATTCACCCAGGAAGACTACTAATGAATTTAAGGTCTCAGGGTAACATAATTAAATGAGAGAACGTAGGGAATTTACCGCAGGTAGAATGAACAAAGGGTCGGATGAAAGAATCGTCCCTGAAAGTCAGTATATCGATGCAATGAATATTAGAGTTAACAGTGCGGGTGACTCTGGTGAAATAGGTGCTGTACAGAATGTTCAAGGGAGTAAAAGACTCTCAGCGCTGGAGTTTGCAGGAATAAGACTTTCTTTTGATACCGTGTGCTTGGGTGCTTTTGCAGATGATGCCAATGAAACTATATATTGGTTTGTTCACGATCCGGGGGGTACAAACACAACAGGGGCAACGACGACTGCTGTGGATATGATTATCTCATATAACATGAGTACGGATCAATTGCTGTATCACGCCATATCTGTAAGTGTTTTAAATTTTAGTGCCTCTCACTTAATAAATGGCATAAATAAGGTTGGAGACTTATTGTTTTTCACAGACGACTTTAACCCACCAAGAAGAATTAATGTAACAAGGAACTATCCTTTCCCATCAGGGTCACCTTTCGCTGACAACGTTGACGAAGATGATTTTAGTGTGATACAAAAACCACCATCAAGCGCTCCAGTAGTGAGCACGATGAGCACGGGTAGCGAAGAGAATTTTATTGAAGACAAGTTTATATGTTTCGCTTACAGATTTAGATACAAGGATGGGGAGTATAGTGCATTGTCTCAGTTTAGTGAAGTGGCATTTGAGAGCAATAAGTTTAGCTTTGACAGGGGAACGTATGACAACGATGGGTGTACGAACAAGCACAATGCAGTAGATGTAACCTTTAACACGGGCACTGAAAATGTTAGCGACATACAATTATGCTTTAAGATAAGCGGCACTAACACTATTCATGTAGTTCAAAACTATGACAAGGTTGAATTTGGACTTGCGGACAATATTGACCACACCATAGTTTTTGACAACAGCAAGATATACACGGCAATTCCAGACAGCCAGCTTCTACGGATGTTTGACAATGTCCCTAGGCTCGCAAAGGCTCAAACCGTTATTGGGGGAAGGTTAGTGTATGGTAACTATGTGGATGGCTTTGACTTAGTTGATAGTGATGGAGCTAAAATAAAAATGACCTACACTGCTGAACGAAGAGAGCTGGATTTAGGAGTAACCAAAACTCAAGCGGATTCAGAAATTTCTTTTTCAAATCTAGACTACAACATTAGTGGAGGGGCAGTGACCGTAGACAATGCTCAAGCAAGTATTGATTTTTCAAATCAAAATTTAAACCAAGGTGCTTCTTTTAGGTTACTATTTAATTTTTCTAGAGAGGCTTCTTCGACCTATGTGCCAACATCTTCTGAGTTAAGTACATTTTCTTATGAAATGTTTTTTAAACTGCCCAAAGATTACAGCTCAGTATATGACTTATTTAATAGTCCTGAGTTTAAAAACGCATTGGGTTTTGATATAACTTCTCAGGGCTATACTAACATAGCCAATATAGACACCTCCAAGTCTGTAACAGATAACAATTCTTGCAATGCAACTGGAAAATTTACAGAGCAATATATGTGTGCTTACGAAGGTACTAGGAGTAGGCCAAGCATGTCTATAATTGCAAACGGGATTGAGGCCATTGGGACAAGTATAAGTAGTCTCGTTGAAACAAGACAGATACAGGTTACCCCTACGCTAGGTAACAATAGTGTAACGTTCAAGTTTCCAGCGTTTAAGTTGAACCACTCTAGCACCGATTTTTACGAATACTTTAGTATTGCTAGTATGGATTATGTGGCTTTACCTCCTGACGCAGGACAAAAGTCGCTTCATAGTAATAGGGATTACGAGGTAGGAATAGTTTATATGGATGAATACAATAGATCGTCTACTGTTCTTACATCTCAAAACAACAATTTTTTCATTTCGGCAGGGAATAATAACGAAATAAATGGAACTAGGGTAAGAATACCTGTGACCCAAAAGCCGCCGACTTGGGCTAGCAAGTATAAGTTCTTTATGAAGAGTTCGGGCGGGGACTACGACACCATATATAGTGACATCGTATTTATAGACGATGCTAATGGAACGGCTTACTTTAGACTAGAGGGTGACAACAAGCAGAAAATGAAGGAGGGGGACAGGTTGATTGTAAAATCAGATTCTGCTGGAGCTGTCGATAATTTGATAGAATGCACTGTGCTAGGCGTTGAATCTTTTGAAGAAGACGGACTTCCTGTACCTGCAAGCAGCCCATCGGGTCTTTATATGTCTATTAAGCCTGACGGTGATTTTGATGTAAGTAGTGGAGTTTCTACCTTAAAGATAATTGACCCTGATGCTGTAAAAACAAAAAGGAATAAGCAACCAGTATTGGCATTTGAGCTATTTGATACTGGAGGAGCAGATATAGCAATTACCGCAGGAAGTATTATATCTATGAAAATAAAACATCATAGAGATGGTACAAAAGGGAATTGTGATGGATTTTTTGATGAGTACATAATGGATGACTTTGTTGCTCAGTCTGATTATGCAAACTTTAAAGACTTTTTTGATAATCACTTGGGAGGTTTGGATTTTGATAGATTCAAAATTGATAGTGGCGATATTTCTTTAGATAGTCACTACGACCCCTCGATAGGGGACTCAATAAATGATGGAGGGTCTAACAATATATTTGGAAGCGACCCTAACGGCAAGCATGAATTTCAATTTGTAAGGCAATCTAATGGCGGGTTAGAGCTACACACTCGTGCTGGTAGAAGGGGTTGTGCTGGACGCAAGAAAGCAAAAAGCAACGGAATAATAAAAATTCAACAGTCTAATGGTACTTTTATATTTGAAACTAAGGCTCTTGAATTAAATAACGATATATACTTTGAGGGCAATCAAACATTTGACGTAGGCGTTGACGGGGCTAGCAAGAGAATTCACAAGGGTAACACACAAGATCAAAATACAGCGACAAGTGCTGATGCCATATGTGACCTTAACTTCTTTAACTGCATAATGTTCTCTAATGGTGCTGAGTCTATGCGCATAAGGGACAGGATAACAGACAACAAAATAACGCTAGGTGAAAGGGTTATGACTGTTGCAGAGAAAGAGTTTAAAGAGATAGACAGATTCGCATCCCTAACTTATAGTGGCGTTTTTATAGAGGAAACTGGATTAAACAAATTAAACGAGTTTAACTTAGGCGTTGCTAATTTTCAAGACCTAGACAAGTCTTTGGGCGAAGTTATGGTGATACAAGATATAGGTAACGACCTTTTAATACTACAAGAGGATCGGGTTTCTTATTGTCTTATTGATAAAACTTTGGTAACAACATCTTCGGGCAATGTTGCATTAAATGCTGAGTCAGATATTTTTTTAGGAACTCAGGTTGCTAGATTGGAGGAGTTTGGGATAAGCAGAAATCCTGAAAGTTTTGCTAGGCACGGAATGGATTATTTCTTTGCAGATACAAAAAGAGGTGCGGTTATAAGGTTAGCAGGGTCATCGGTAAGGGATATGGAAATGCTTGAGGTTTCTAAGATTGGATTGAGGTCATTCTTTAGAGACAACCTAAAAGAAAATATAAACAAACAGCATATAGGAGCTTTCGATGAAGACTCAGACGAATACGTTTTAACATCTACCGACACATCACTCCCAGCTGTAAATGTCATAGAGCCTTGTGATATTATAATACAGAGGGAAATAACAACAAGTAGGGCAGGGGACACAATAAACACAACGGTAGATTTAGGGGATGCGGTAGGCCCAGTTACTGTTGAAGTCAACATATCTGATTTGGCTCAGTTTGTATCTGAGGGTTCTAGTACAGCAAACCCTAATCAAAAAACATCGGGCACGACTACATCGTCTTCAGCAAACAAGTTAATAGACAGTAACGCTAAGTTTGTAGCAACAGTTACGGTTAACGACCAAGTTAGAATGACTGATGGTGCTGGTCTTGCTACCATATCTAGTATTGACTCGGATACACAACTCACATTAAGCTCCGACATATCATTGTCAGGTAGACGATATGAGGTTTATGCTTTTGCTGAAGGAAGAAAACTTATAGATACAAATGCCACGTTCGCTACGGATGGAGTTGCTCTTAATGATGTTATTGTAAATAAAACAACAGGGGCGGTTGGCAGTGTTAAGTCTGTTACGTCTGAGACAGAACTAATTCAAAATGCAGGGGGTGTCCTTAAATTAGGAGACGAATATTTAATTAAAAAAAGTTCTACGGGCTCTATTACGCCAACCATAACTTGGAATGGGTCAACTCAGGGAGGTAGTGGAAGTGCGAAATCATCAACGTCTTCGTTTGCCTTTACTAAGAGTGCCTCCAAGCCGAGCACTATGGACTTGTCTATATTGTTCCCCGCAAAGGTTATGGGTAATTTTGTTGTGAAAGCACCTTGCCCTGAACCTACTAGGTTAAATGTTGTTTATGTTGTCCTTAATAGCAACGAAAGTGATGACCAACAAGTTGGATATGCATTCTCAAGAATAGAAAGCGGAGGTTACTCAGACTTAGAAGGGGGGCAGTTTGTTTTAGGAACAGGAACAGACGCTACTGTCGTGAGTAGTTTTATTCAGAAGGCAGGATTGCCTGGAGAGGGTGTTATACCCGTCAGTGGTGATACAATAAGAATGGCTGCGTTTAATAATGGGTCGTTTGTTTTAGATGATATGACTGCTGCTGACCCTGTCCATAGGTTTAGAATACTTGAGACCTCTACGCAGTATACGGCATCTCAGATTCAAACAATACTAGCTAACTCTGAATTAAAGCCCCCGACATCTATTTCTGCTAACAGTGCAGGCGACGGGTACTTTGCTAACTTTAATTATGTAAGGGAGAGTGGGGAAAACTACTTGTATCTAATATGGGATTTAAGGAATGTAAACAGACCAGCTGATTTTAGTGTGGTTTCTCCTGCAAGTTCATTTGATGACAACCTAAATACTGTCTGTTGCACCACAGGAAGCACACAATTATATATTGATGCGGATGACCCATTGAAAGTAAATGGAGTATTTACGGATAGAGACTTGGCCAACATCGCAAACGATGGTCTGTACAGTAGGGGCAATGGAGTGGCTTATCATATAAATGGAGGTCAATTGTCTGAAATAGTTGACTGCCCTACGTGCGCTACGGCTTGTGCTACGTCAGCGTCAACTCCATTTGTGCCAGCTCAGGTTGTTTCAAACCAAGAGTTATATAGGTTGCCTGTGGAGCTTGGAAGCGCAACGGGTGCTGTTACTATCAGGATAAAGCCTAATGTTGACTTGTCTGGAGCTTTGTCGGCTACAGATCACGCAGGAATGATGATAGCTAGCTTGGGAGCAAATACGTTTAACTCATACACTTCGTCTGTGCTTGGGTTTGTTCAAAAGTTTTGGTCTCACAATGGCAAGATTGCGCCACTACCTTCTTCGGGTTCTGCTTCAGTTCCGTTTACGGTTAGAGATTTTAATGGTTCTTCTTACACGAACGATGGGGTTCAAAGTGTATTGGTAGACACCTCTGAGGTTACTGCCGCTACAAATGTGGCCGAGTATGTAATGATTGTTCCAAAGACATCAGCATCTCCATCCAGGCTGTTGCTAAACTTCTTCTGTGTTAAGGCAAATCTGTTCCAAATAACCGCAAGCTGTGCTACCGCACTGCCGTCATTCACTGGGTTCTTCAATGCGTCAAGTTCTGTTACAGCGTGTGCAGGAACACCTGCGACAACATTTTACCACTCAACATTTAGCGGTGGGTCTGGAGGTACACCTGTTCTACACGATATTATATTTACTAATTCTAATGGCTCAACAAGAGCATCAGCAGGGTTTTACAAGGTGGGTACTGATGTATTGACTGTTGATTCTAATGGAGTCGTAACAAATAAAGCATCATGCTAATAAGAAAAGGAGATAAGGGAGAAGAAGTAAGACAGATTCAGCAAGAACTCGATATTGAGGCTGATGGTGTTTTTGGTCCTGTAACTGAGTCTGCTGTGATGAGGTTTCAGGTTGAATCGCATCTAGAGGTAGATGGCATAGTAGGTCCTAAGACTTGGGCTGTAATGTTTGGCTTGACCACAGACATTCAAGAGTCACTAGACAGTCAACACGGAATTGTTATTAACCATCATATGCTACCTAAGCGTCAATACCTTAGAGGTCCAACTAAAAAGGAATGGCTGTTCTTACACCACACGGCAGGATGGCATAACCCGTATCGCACCGTTGACCATTGGGGTAGAGATAGCAGGGGCAGAATTGCAACTGAGTTTGTTTTGGGTGGGCCATCTATATTTAACGATGAGTTCAAGTACGACGGTGAGATTGTCAAGTGTATACCTGATGGAGGATATGCTTGGCATTTAGGAAGTAACGGATTCCAAGAGATGCATACAAATAGTGTGGGCATAGAGGTGTGTAACTTCGGATACCTAAAGGATGGGAAAACTTATGCTGGGCACACTGTGCATCCAGATCATTCCGTTGAGCTAGCAAAAGAGTTCAAGGGGTATAAGAATTGGCATAGATACTCTGACGCTCAGATTGAGTCTTTGCGTAAGCTAATATTGTTTATTGCAGACAGGGATAATATAAACGTCAGGGAGGGTCTTCCTGCCCTTATAAAGGAAAAGGGAGCCAATGCCTTCGAATGGAACAGAGAGGCTTACTATGGGCACGTTAGGGGCCTTCTATCGCATTCCAACACTAACAAGGGCAAGAGCGATATGTTCCCACAGGAAGAATTATTAACTATGTTAACAGAACTATAATGGCGTACACAATAACATATAGCCCTAATTTACCCAAAGGGGGAGGGTGGCCTTCATTTTACGGATACCATCCTGAGATGATGGTTGGAATGAATAGTGATTTCTTTTCTTTCAAGAATGGCAACATTAACATACACAACTCAAACGACAATGGTAGGGCTAGGTTTTATTCAGAAGAATCTACTGATGGAGATACATCTATAGTTGTCTTTACGACTCCTTTTATTGAAACCGTTTTTAATGAAAACCCAGTCGAGGCAAAAGTATACAAAGCGCTTAAAGTTAGTGGGAACAGCTCCTCTATATCATCCACAATGAGCACTGATATGCATAGCGGGAATATAAGTTCTTTTGAGAAGAAGGAGGACTCATACTATTCTTTTATAAATATGCCAATTACAGATACCGAAACCGACATGCGTTTTTCTCAAGGTATAGGTGTTTGCAATTCTAATACTGCAGCAAATAGTATACAATTTGACCTGCCAAGTATAAATACTATGATTTCTATTGGAGATAGAGTATTAAGTGCAGGGCCTCTTAACAACAACATTGCTAATACACCCCCAGTCTTTTTGGGAACTATCACAGCCATCACTAGCACGGACACAACAACAACAATAACAACCACAGGTGGATCAACCGCAAGCACCAATGACTTTGTATACGCAGTGCCAAATCCTTTAACTAGTGACGAGTCTCACGGCCTAACAGGGCACTATATGATTACTAAGATAAATATGAATTCTTCAAGCCTTGTCGAGTTGTACGCTGTAGATGCAGACAAAATGAAAAGTTATCCGTAACTTAGGGGCATTGCAATGATTGCAATTCACAAAATATAACATATATGCCCATATTAGCAACCATAGGCGCTATAGCAGCTGGAGTAAGCGCAGCCGCCTCAGTAGGATCAGCAGCAGGTGCGGGTGTTCAGGCAAAGAAGTTTCGGAATAAAGAAGCCGCAAACAGAAAAGCCACGGCAAGAACCATAGCAACCAGAAAAAATCTTTTAACTAGAAATGTCATGGAGGAGCAAAGAGTTAGGTCTCGTGCTTTCGATATGTTACTTGCTAGAGGAGAGGCAGGTAAAGCCTTAGGTGTCCAATCCGTTCAGGAGATGGGTCAAAGAGGTGCATTAGCAGGAGTGGGGTCTGTTGTTCAAAAATTTACTGATTCAGATCAAAATATATTAATGAGGTTGGATGAGGCGCTTCAAAACCAACAAACAAGAGAGTTAGCTCAAGAGCAGAAGAACTTAGATGAGATGGGAAGAATTATGGAGGCAGAAGCTCAAGGTAGTGCAGCGGCGGCCCAACAAGCTGGGCAAGATAGAGCAGGAGCCTTGAACCAAATGGTATCAGCAATTGGAAGCGCAGCCGCTAGTGCAGCAAAACTTGAACCCCTAGTCCCAACAACAAAAAGCGAAACAAAAGGGTTTGAATTATTTCAGGCAATAGGAGGGAATCAAGACGCAATAGATTTAGTTTCAAAAGAATTTGGAGGTGCTGCAGGTCTTACTGGAGCAGGGGCAATGGGATTCTTCCAATCACTACCTGCTTCAGATTTAACAAGTATAATGGAAGGTAGAGAGTATGGTGGTATTGGTGCACTAGATTTTGACGCTTTGAAACTTTACGGAACTAACGCTAACGATTAAAACATAGGCATGTCTAAATATTTTGGATTCAAACCAAATGAGGGGTACAACAGGGTTATAGACTTTAAGACTATTAGGTCGGATATTGACGCCCAGTTAAACAATATAACGAAAGAGAAGGAGGAGAAAAGAGAGGAGATAAGAAAAGCCACGAATGACTTGGCTACTCAGCTAGAAGATAGGTCAGGGTTCGGGGCACATGATGAGTTAAATAGAGGGTTACACGACATAGCAGACCAAATAAAGTTTAACAAACTATATATGTACGAGCAGGCCAAGGCAGGGCAAGTAAATTGGTCTACTTACAACAAATACTCTCAAGACACTAAAGCTGGGTTAGCAAGTGTTCAAACAATGATGGCTGCTCTTCAAACAAGAGCCGAGTTAGTACTAACCGACGAAACATCGCTTGGGGCAGAGGCACATCTTTTAGATGACAAGCTAGGGTCAGGTGGGTTTTTTAAAGAAAACAAATTATATCAAGCACCGGGTGTAGCTGGCATTTTATTCGTTGGAACTGACGAAGAGGGGAATATTGTATATGACGAAAATGGTGAAATAAAAGATGCTATGGCTCCTGCTGAAATGGTTGCTTACGACAGGGAGGTTGGTAAAAAAGAAGATTTTGAAACTGAAATTGTAAACAGAGTAAACACCTATGCTCTTAATATAAATAACAATCCAAGCGCAGTGAGCCAAGTTGTTAGCCAAGTTCACGTAGATATAGAGGACGATATCGATGCAATGAGCCCTAAGCAGGTTAGCGACTATTTAGACCAATACGGTGGTGACACAAAATTCGATTATGGAACTAAGCAAGAGGCTGAAGAATCTATAATGCAATACAACAATTTAACTAAAGAAATATTTGAACTTTCATCTCAAATAAAAACGGGAGAAAAATTAGATGGCTCTGACTTGAGTGATGAAGAAAAGGCAAATATGGAAAATAGAATAGGGAGTCTTCAAAATCAGCTAGATAAACATAAATTATTTATGTTCATTGAGGAGGGCAAAAATGGAGCCGTAATAGATTATGAAGTTTCACAAGCTCATAGAACTATGATGAGCGAGCTTATGACTACAGATTACTATGCAAGAATAGGGTCAACCACGCAGGCCAAACTCGTGTCACAAGGAAGAACAGCAGAGGAGAAGAAGTATGCAGGATACGCTCACTCTATATCTCAAGGTGTGCAGTCATTAGCAAGCGCATCAACGAACGCAGAATTAGCGCAAGCCATAGGTCGATTAAAATCATCTATGACGGGTCAAATTTCTGGGCTTGAATCTCTTGCTTTTAGTGTAGATGAATATTCCCCTCTTCCTTTAGGTGATGGGACGTTAAAAGTATCTGTTCTACTTAATGGAACGGTTCATGCTTTTGATATAGCGAACGAAAGTGAGGCGAATGACCTTGCAAAGGGGCTTATTGACCTTGGAGGCGCACATAGCTACCGAAGAACCGCTAACGAATACGAATATTCATTTGATCCTGTTGTAGGTGCTGACCCTGATTTTAGGGGCGACATACTCCCCGGTACACCCATCGGTCCAGGTAAATAATTAAAAAAACAATGGTATATAGCTCAAAAAAACAAGAATTATATAAGTTCTTAAAAGACAGGAAACTTGTTGCTGCTACCGAATCCGAGTTTAGCAAGTTGTTTGATACCATTGGGTATCAAGACCAAATATTTAATGAGCTAAAAAGTGGCGGGTTTTATGCGGGGAGCAAGGGTCAGTTTTTGGATGAATTTTCTACTATTTCTAGGTCGGACTTAGAGAGCCTGAGTGCAAACGAAATATTCACGGAAAAGGACGGCAAAAAATCAACCGTCACATCCCAAGTAGGAAATTTTGCCGAGAGTATGGATCCGGGCGCAAAGCTAAATTCATACATAAGGGAGCTGTCAAATAGCCCTCAGTTTGACGATAAGTCTAGACAGAGAGTGCAAGGAGCAGGCGTTAGGGCAGCCACCCCTTCAGACCCTTCAAAGTTTAAAGGCTTTGAGTTGTATGATAGAAATAATGGGGAGGTTATATCAAAGTTTGATTATAGCTTAACTAGCTATGGCGAAAGACAAAACGCTCTTCAATCAGCAATGGGTGATTTGCTCACTTGGGCTCAATCAAAGGGGCCGTCAGATATTGAACCACAAGGTCCTGGATTAGACTACCAAAAACTTTACGGCACGATTACAGAGCAGACAAAGCAAAGGTCAGCGCAGGTCTTGGCGCTTCAAGCTCAATATAGTTTTCCGACTCGACAGGGCGAGTTAACAAATATGACATTAGGTGAGGGGCAGACTATTGAGGGTAGAATGAGACCCGACTTAGACCCCGCCAATCTAACTACTCAAGACCCTGAAGAGGGGATGAAAGGTACGCTTCCTAGAGACGCAACGGCAAAGGCCTCTGTTTTTGGACAGAATCAAGTTGGATACGTCTATGCGAACGGATTGTATAATTCGGGTAATTATAGCCTAGACAATGCCTTGAGTGAATATGAGGGCAAAAAGATAATTGACAGCGAAGGCAGGGAGCAAGTGGTTAAGTCTGCTAAAAAACAAGAAGCCGAATCTGGAGCTATGGAAATAGTTTTGGAATATGAAAAGGGTGGAAGTGATAAGGTTTTTCAAGAGGAGGGGATAGAAAAGATTGCTCTTGGCAATTTATATGACATATCTAAAATAAGAGACGATTTCGACCCAAGTCTAGAACAAACTATTATGGATGATCCTGACCGTTTGTATGGAGAGGGCTCTGTAGGGAACCTTGACGCTTTCAAGTCAAATGATCCTGAATATGTTTTTAACGATTTTAAAGTAAAGGTTGACGCATTAATGTCTTTAAATGACATGGGTGACGAAGAATTGGTTTCTCAAGCAACAGAATACGCCAACAACATATTAAAAAATATACCACTAAGCGCATCAACTAAAAGTTTTGTTGGAGATGTTTACGACGCTAGCTTAGGTAAGACAATTAAGAAGCAATTTAGCAGTAGAGATGAATATTTTACCTACCTAGTTAACAGATACCTTCAAGAGGCAAATCCTAGGTATGGCCAAACAAGCGAATTATCTACACTTAGGGATAATGTTTTCAATGCAGGTGAGGGGAATCCCTATATGCATGGATATACATTTAAACTTAACAACTCAGACTATACCATAGCCGAAGTGTTAAAACACACTAGTAAGAGTGGCGAGTACAATATTGCCCTAGCTAACAAACCGGTGGGGGAAGCTAGAGGTATATTCGAGGGGGTTGAATCTTATAATCTTTATGACAGAAACATATGGGAAAGGTTCAGAGACAATGTGACTCTTAAGGATGAAAGGGCTTTAGTTGAGGAGCAGGAAAGAATGGACGATGTTCAGGGTGAGCTAAAGAAATACTATGATTATTATCAAGATGCTTTTTCTGCGGCATATTTATCAGGCGAAGTTGACTTGGCTAGAGACTTTTACAGAACACTTAAAAACATCGAAAGAAACTCTGTTGGAATCGTAGACTCTGAGACCATGGAGTTTTTTAAAGAGCTCGAGTACGTTCAAGATTGGAAAGAGGATGACTTCGAGTCTAAGCCCTTAACGCTTCAGGCTATAGGAAATATTAAAAACACCTTGGGTGGTTCAGCATACAAGGCCGTGGTGGGCACTATAGGCTTGGCTGGATACGCAATGAATTGGTCTGACGAAAACAAATTTGCCGACGACATAATAGAGTGGTCAGGTAAAATGCACAAAGCGGGGAATCTTAGAACTGACAACCTAACATCTGATTACTTTTCTTCTCCTGTTTATGGAAGCAGTTTAGAGTACGAGGGCTACAAAGTATATGTTGATGAAACGGGGAGGCCTACAAATGTTTACACTAGTGAACTTGGTCACGTTTCGGAGGCAGAAAAAAGGAAGGTATTAGACCAAATAAGCAAAGACGAATCATTTGAAGAAAGAGAGGTTAAATCAAGGGAGTGGTATAACCCTTCACTTGCAGGAACAGTTGGGTCTTTAACGAGGGTATCCTCTGATTTGGCTGTTTTGGCTGCGGGAGGTGGTATTGGATCTGGACTTACTAGAGGAGCATTGAAGGCCCTGCCAAAGGCTGCTCAGTACTCTACTCAATTGATAAATGCGGCAATGCCAAAAGTTATTGGTACGTCTATTATTGCTGGTCAACAATATAACGACCTAAGGGAATATGCTTTACAAGCTGGATTTTCTGAAGACGAAGCCAACAACTATGCGGGCAGAGTGGGTCTTGCTATTGGTTTTACTAACATGGCGTTTGGTGGACTTGAGAAAGGATTAGTCGGTGGAGGGTATAGATCTATGACTCCTACGGTGACTGCGGCGGCCTCCAAACTTGCCCCTGAGCAAGTAATGAAAAACGTTGTTAAAGGGCAAACTGCTAGGTTTCTAAAATCAGGTGTTATTGAAGGCGCAAAAGAGACGTTTGAGGAAGTTGTTCTTGAAAACCTAGTTCAGTCAGGGTATCACGGGTATGCCGCGGCACGGTCTGATAATAAGATTGAGGAGCATACTAGAACTGCTGATGAAATATATGAAACTGTTCTCGTGTCTTTCATCACTGGATTTGCGGGCGGAGGACGCTCTGTTACTGGAGAGATTTCAAACTTAAAGAATGCTCAACAATTTGAACTTGACGAGTTATTGTTTCCTGCAGCCAAAAACATAAATGCATCCAAGAAGGCGGTAGAAAGACTAGTTGCTGATGGAGTTATTACTAGCAAAGTAGGAATTGACCTTAATAAGAATCTTGAGTACGCACACAGGGCATATGAAAATATGTCTCCAAGGGTTAAGGACAAAGAGAGTATAAACTTAATTTACAGCAATGAAATGGCTTCTCAAAGACTAGAAGCACAAGCCGCTAGGGAGAGAAATCCAAAAAGAAAGAAAAGAATAGAGAATAAGGTTGAAAAACTACAAACCATAAACTCCACAATAACTGGCCTTCAAGAGGTTTATGACACAGGTGATTCAGCGTATGTGTTAAATGGGGAGCTGGTGAGCAAGGATGAAATATTATCTTTTTTCGACAACAACAATCCAAAGACTTTTAAAAGAACTCAGTATCAAGTTATAAATGATCCTAACGTAGCGTCTGAAATACAAGATATAACCTCAGAATCTTTAGGGTCTCCTTTGGCTCAGTCTGACATCATGTCTTCTTTAAAGTCTGAATACGATACGTCCAGGATTAAAAAGGGAAAGTCTAAATCTCAGCAAAAAATTGATGACATAAAATCAGAGATAGATGACGCTGATGGCGTATCAAGGTCAATGCAGAATGCTAGGCAAAAAGACGGAAGCTACCTGTTTTCTGTAAAGCCTCCTGAAGGATTAGAAAGTGAGGTTGTAAAAACAGAAGCTGGAGAAACCTATAAGGTTACTAAAGAGGCTGGAGATGAATTTATAACTAAGCTAAACCAATTCAAAGTAGAAAAGGGCGCAGAGGCATCTGCTGAAATAGAAGAGAGCAAGGCAAGGCAAATAACGGCTAATTCACTAATGGCCAAAACTAAGTTAACCAAAGAGGACCTGTCTGAAATAAAAGAGGGGTATGATAATATTCTTGCAAGCCTTAACGCTGAATTGTCAGAGTTACAATCGGGCAAAAAACAAAAAGACGGCAGTTATTTTTTCAAAAAAAGACCTAAAATTGGCAGAGTCACTCCAAGTAGAAACATATTTAATTACACTACGGGTTATACAATGTCTGAGTCTGATTTTGAAGAGGCAGTTGAAAACAGGAAGAGAAATATTGAATATTTTTCTAAGGGATCTGAATTGGCAATCAGCGATTCCTCTCAGGAGTTTGACAGCAGAAGTAACCTAGCATATAGTCAGGTTGGCGCTTTAATTAATGCAGGTAAAAAACAACGAGCGCTAGAAGTATATTCAGATTATGTTTTAACCGCAGGGGATTACAATGCGTTTAGTGAGTCTAGTATAAACCAAGAGTTTGAAGAAGAAATTGTTAATACTGGAGTTCTTAAAGTAACCTTAGAATCAAAAAAGGCCCCAGCTGAGTTAACGGAAAAAATAAAAGAGGTTAGAGAGGCTGAGAGGGTACGTTATAGTGCTATTGCATACCATAAAAAAATATACATACCTGGACCTAATGCTAGAAAGGCTCTTAAAGGAGCCAAGTCAGAGTTTGCTAATAAAGATGGGATAGGGGTTTCAAATGTAAAACCACCTCAAGAGCTGGGCTATACATATGCCACGGTAAAAATTCCTTTTATGAGCCGGCCAACTGACATAACATTTAAGGGCGGTTTTTCTCTTAATCAGACAAAAGAATTGTATGTTTTTGAGGATTTTGATAAATATAATAGTCAATTTACTGAAAACAAGAATACGTTTGAAGCCCTCAATAACTTTTCGGATGCTCGTAGAAATATTTTAGGAAGAGCGGATGCGGCAACCGAACAGGAGGAGGCTGCTCCAGCAACTGAAGAAGTAGCACAAGAAGCACCTGCTGAAAAAGTAAATATTCAACCAACTGATAGCAGTAATCCATCTTTTGAAGAAGGGAGTATGCAAACTTTTAGCGTTGATGGTGGTGTTTTGGAGATAGGTAGAGTAAAAGGGAATAAGGTATTTTCAATATTGCGCTTGCAGGTAGATGAAAGTCAAAGGAGAAAGGGCAAGGCGGGGGCCTTGTTAAAAGCAGCTATATCATATACTGACGGCCAAATTTCAGGAGTTGCAACTAACGATGCTTCTGTATCATTGAATTATAAATTAGGGATGAGGGCTAAAGGAGATGAAAATTTATCTTTAGAAGAGACATTAGCCAAAAGAACAGAAAAATCTGAGGATGGTACTATAACTATGATTGTTCCATCAAAAAAGGGCGTAACCGAAGAGGCTGTGACCCCAGCTCCTGTATCAGAGGATCAAAAGCAACCGCCAAAAAAGGTTGTTGCAAGGAAAATAGAGGATAAGCCAAGGGTAGATGAGTTTAAAGAAAAACTAGAACAACCATTTGCTGAAGGCGCAGAGGTTACGATTAAAACAGATACTGACTTAAACAGAACTAGAGGCGTAGAGACAACGACATTTGTTCAGACTATATTAGATGAGAAAGGTCGACCAAAGACACAAAACTACAAGACATATAACTCTTTAGAGCAACTTGCTGAGAACTTAGATGCCGACATGGATGCTGAAGCAAACAAACCGGCTGTTGAGCAATATGCAGACGCAAAAAACAAAGAGATACAACTAGTAGAAGTAAGGGAAAATAAGTTTGAAAAGTCTCCAAACTTCGGACAGCGATTTGCCACCATTATTATTGATGGAAAAAGAGTAGAGGTTCAGCTAGAAGAGGGATTTGCTGGAAGAAGGGCTACTGACGTGAACTCCTTAACTGCCATAAATAAAGACATATTTGGGCTAAGTAATAAGAAGGCTAAAGCGGCGGCAGTTATCAGCGACAGAATGGTCGAGGCTATGGCAAAGAGAGATGGCATTTCCAAGGAGGAGATGTACAAGAAAATCTCTTTCAGAAGAAGCCCTGGAGGAATCCCTAAGACTATGAACCCTGCAAGCCTATTGTTCCAATCGGACTATAGCTCAAGAGACAGCAAAATAACCTTTACCTTTTTCAAGAACTCCAAGGAGTTTGACGATGCTGTTAAAGCTGGATTAATTGAGAAAGATGTATCGATTGAATCATTGGATGGCAAAACGGCAGTGTTCCACCAACCAGATGACGCTTCTGTGTCCAACTTTACATACAAAGGAGAGACTATTTTAAAGGGTCAGGGCGGTGCTCTTTACCCCATAGTGTTTAAGCAAGATGGAGACGTACAGCAACCAGTTTGGGCTAGCACAGGAGAGGCCGCTGCAAGTGGACTTGTTAACCTTATAAATGAGTCGGGAGTAAGCAATGAGGATGGCGTGGCTAGAATGGTCCTTACTACGGGATCAAGAACTAAAAACCTTAGCAACTCAAACTCAATGGAGGGCGTTGCAAGCATCTTTAGCGCTTTTTCAAACAACCCTGACTTTGGTATAACCGAAAACACATATAAGAAGTCTGTGGTAGCAGCAATGAAAAAAGCTGGTATAGAAAACAACCTAACCACAAAGAGTTCTTTAGACGAAATAATGACCACTATACAGGTTGTGTCAAGACCACAGAACACAAACTTTCAAAAAAGAAAGGACTTTAATGAACAATTGATTACTGAGATATTAAGCAGAAGTAATAATAACGCAAATAGCAAGTTTGTTAAATCTATGAAGTCATTCTTTGCTGACACGGGGTACAAACTGTCTGTGTCTAGTAGAAGAAACTTAGCGATTAAAAAGGGAGATAAAGGCGGATTGGTGAATGGATTTGCTTACGTTTTAGGAGAGCCTATTGTAAGGGATTTAACTAGTAATGGATCGGGTCAGGCTTATGCTGTGATTGAAGTTACAAGACCTGAAGGGGTTGCTCTTGATGCTCCATTAGTGGAGGCAGTTGCAGATGATGCTCACGGAAGTTATCCATTTGCAATAAAAACCATTAACCCTCAGTCTAAGGTTAGCGTCAAGTTCTTTGATAAAACGTCTCCTAGAGAAAACATAGTAGAGAATCCCAACAAGCAAGGGGAAAGGTTCTCTGATGCTCTTTCTGATTTAGAGCAAGGAAGGCCACGTAAAAGTGCTCACGGCAAAGTGTTCCCTGGGCAAGCGGGTGTCTCTTCAAGCATTCTTAAAATGATGACCGAGAGTCCTGTCGCTCAAGAGACAGAGAGCCAAATAGTAAAATCAGACATCGAGGAGTCCACCAACAGAATGGAGTCCCAAGATGGAGCAACCTCTACGGTTCTTGATGAGGATTCAGAGGTTGTGTTTCACGGCTCACCAACACCACTTGAGGGGAAAACCATAAAACGAGGGCCATCGGGAGCAATATTCTTGACTCCAAACAGAAGGTATGCAGAAATATATTCTACTGATAGAGGGGGTGAAGTAACTCAAACAATAATTTCCAAACAAAAGAAACAGAATCTATTCGATTTAAGAAACCCTAAGCACATTGAGAAACTAAAACAAGGGTTTTTAAAAAACAATGAGGAGCTTGAAGTAGAATACGATTCAAAAGAAGATGCTTTACGAGATTACAATAATGCTATTAGAAGCATGAGAGAGGCATCAGAGGGTGGAAATGGCATAAATGATTGGGCTACTGGCAGTCAGTTTATTGACCAAATGGAGAACGCAGGATTTCAAGGAGCATTGTTTGCCGAAAGACCCGAAGGTGTTATTGATGAAAGTGCTGTGATTAGCTATGCCTTGTTCGATAAGCAACTACCAATTATGAGTAGGGAGCAGACCTCTACGGTTCTTGATGAGGCCAAGGAAATGTCTGTTCTGCCATTACCTGAAAGATTCCTATTGGGATACGAAGAAGCAACAGGCAAGAGCGTATCTGAAAAAGACAAGCAGTCGTTTTTGTATAAGCTGGGGCGTAAGTTTAAGTATCAGCCTGGTGGGGTGTTTGTTGACATGAAGCAATTCAAGGCTGTAAATAACTTCACGGGAACTTCAGCTAGAATTAGTGTTGATCCTGAAACGGGCAAACCATCCCTTAGTGTATCCGATAATGTTTCTGAAACAGATGTTACTAAGGGTAAGGGCAAAATTATTAGAGTCAACCTATTCAAGAAGTCAGCTGGATGGAAGTGGACGGCAAACTTCGACGGGAACACCTATGAGAATTTAGATAAGATAGTTTCCGTGAAGGTTGGAAGCAAGCACATATACACCCTCAACTTCGACGGGGCTGTGCCTGTAACACTAAAGAGCTACCCTAAGGAGCCTTCAGAGCCTAGATTAAAACCAACAACAAGGGGTTCTGTTCACCTAGGGCCTATCATTGGTGAGATAACTAGGAACAACATTACGAACCCCGTATACTCCACAGTAACGGTATTTGACCCTAACGACAAGGCAACTATAGATAGGCTCATAGAAAGAGCTCAGTCCAGATCAAACTCGGCAATACTGCCTACGCAAGAAAATTACAACAACCACCAGCTAAAGGATGTTCCCGAGTCGTTTGTTAAGTTCCAAGAGAACAAGGGGGCTGTTTTTTCTAAGCACGGGAGGCATATAATATTTGCATTAGAGAATCCTGATATTTCAACACCTCTTCACGAGATGGCTCACGTATATGAAAATTACCTGACCAATGCAGATAAGAAGGTTGTTATGGATTTTGCGGGCGAGAAGCAATGGAACAGGTCTGTAAGTGAGAAGTTCGCTAGAGGGTTTGAAAAGTATCTTGCTGAGGGTAAGGCCCCTTCTACCAATCTCAAAAAAATATTTGAAAGTTTCAAGACTTGGCTTACTGATATATATAATGGCATAACAGGTTCAGCAATAGACATCGAGTTGAATGATGGGATGCGTGCCATATACGCCACTATGTTAGGCGGTGAAGTTGTTTCTGAAAAGAAACCTGCCCCCACAAAAGCTAAGAAAGCAGAGCCAACGGTTGAAGTGGCTGAGGCTAAGAAAGCAGAGCCAACGGTTGAAGTAGCTGAGGCCCCCGTGTCTACAGAAAAATTAGACAGTTTCAAGGCTGAAGTTAAAAAGGTCTTGGCTAGTGACAAAACTCTTACGGCAAAGAAGAGCGCCCTGAAGACAATGGTGAACAGACAGGCCAAGGGTCTAAACTTGGTGGGCAAAGAGGGTCGATTTGTAGATAGGCTTGGGAAGGCTAGGTCTGAGATGTCTATGACCAACGCCATAAATGACTTTATAAAGGTTGCTGAAAAGCAAGCGAAAGTTCCTGGAAGAATGATTGTTGTCAACGAGGCTAAGGAGTTGATAAAGAGAATTAAAGAAATTGACCTTGCAACTAGGCGTGCCGAGATGAGTGTGAAAAAGCGTAGCGTTGCAATGCTTAGAGACATTGAAGCCTTCTTGAAAGAAAACAAGATAAGCAAGGAGAATAAAGTAAACGCTCAGATACTCAGAAGGCTGAAGTATGTTATAGGCAAGAAGAACCCTAACACAATAGCTAGGTTTGAGGCTTATCTAAACAACATAGTTAAGGATGCGGCATACGCTGAGAAGTTTAAGAATGCGGATGGTATCAGAAAAAAAATAAAAGGCAAAAGAAAAAGAGACGCTGTACCTGGAGACATCAAGGCAATTGCGAATGATTTTATAAGTCTAAACATAGAGAGCGTTCCTAACATAGATGAGTATACTCAATTGGGTGCTATTATTTCAGCTGGAATGGAGAACTCCAAGATGATAAAGGGTGAGCCTCGCATGCCAAAGACATTTAACAAGTCTGAAGTAAACGCATATGTATCCAAGGAGCTGGCAAGGCAAAGAGATAAGCAAGCCGAAGAGCTAAAGCAAAAACTAGTAGACGAGGGGTTAGATCCAAAAGGTCTTACAATGTCTCAAATGAAAGCAGCCCTGAGGGGAGACCAAACGACAAAAAAGGAAACAACCAAAGAACTTATAAATAATTTCAATGCTTTATTTGAAAGGCTTACGCCAGACGTAGAAGCAGAAATAAAAAACAGGGGTCTTGGTAAGCAAGATGCTAAGTTGGTCAAGGACTTTGTGGCTATGGATTTAAACCTACTCAAGGATAGAGCTATGGTTATAAAAGCCGCCAATGTATTGACTAACTTCTTGGAGAATGGTAGCTTATATGGAATGTCTGAATCCGTTAGTTATCATACTGGTAGAAAAAATTTACTTCAAGATATTGAGGATGGCCTTAAAGGGGCGAAAAGGTCAAAGTATAACATTATTGGAAAATTTGACGACAGAACGGCAAGAACTTTTTATAGTACCCTGATTTCTGTTATGGGGGGCACAAACAAGTCTAACACATTTTTCAATAACTCTGGTTCAGCGGATCTCGTTAAGGGGTCAAACTCTGGAGAGAAGACAGTGAATGAATACTTGAATGGTTTTGCTGATTTAAGGGATGGCAGTATAAGAAAAGCCGTGTTCTCTCTTAAACTAAGCAAGTTGCCTTCACTGAAAAAAAGAAAAAACAACACATATGACCAGCACGTAGAAAGAGCTATGTACGCTCACTTAGATAGAATAGAGGAGGGCTCTAGCAAGGAAGAGGCTTTTGCGAATAATAAAAGAATGCTTAAAGAGTCTGTAGAGGTGCTAACCAAAATAGATTCTAAAAAAGGTGAGGCTCAACAAAAAGTATACGATAGAATAGTAAAGGGTTCTGAAACAATAGAGGATGTTGTGACTAAAATGAATCCTGATTCCTTAGGGTTGGTTAGTTATTGGAGGGACTTATACTCAAAGCACTTTCCAGAGCTAAAAAGAGTTACTGAGCAGTACTACAACAAACGACTACCTAACGATCAAAACTATTTCCCAAGGTCTTTCATAACGATTGACCCCACAGAGTTTGCGGAGGAGGCCGCACAAAGTTATGGCGCTCAAAGACAGGCTAGGATAACATTAGACACTCAGAAAATTAAATCACTTCCAAAGGGCAAGATTCTTAATTTAGATTTTGATAGGGTGGCCTACACTAGGCTGAGAGAGGGTCTCATTGATGCTAGAACCGTGGAGTCGCTGAAGCAAATAGATGGATACGTGAACTCACCTGAGTTTATTGAAATTGTAAACACAAAGGAACAAGTAGAAAGAGTTAGGAGTAGGATTGACATCTATAGGAGGCTCAAAAGAAATGAGCTGGGGCAACCCCTAGATACTGATGTAGAATCAAATAAGGCGGTTAAAAAGGTGTTCAGAACTCTTACCACCGTAGGTATGGCGAAGGTTATGGTTCAAGTGAGTCAATCTATGAAGCAGTATTTGACCGCAATGATTAGTGCCACGAGTCAAGTTGGAGTTTCGAACATTATAACAAAAGACATCATTTCTGTTTTTAATCCTTATAGTGAAGCAAATAAATTTATAGACAGAACAAGCCTTTCAATTATAAATAGAGGCTATGGGTCAAGGGTAGAGGTAGGAATGGAAGAGAAGCTATCAAGGTCATTATCTGCATCTCAAAATTTAGCGTTCTCTGGGCTAGATGTGATAGATTCAATTTCAACAAGTGCACTTCAATTGTCTGTTGGGTTTTTTGATAAGATGGCTGCAAGAACAGCGTTCCTTGGGTTTTACAAGAAGAAGCTAAAGCAGATGGGGCTTCCTCATAAGAACATTGATTGGGCGAGCCACGAATTAAATGAGGAGGCTGCTTCATTCGCAGACATCAAAGTTGCAGATACTCAAAACGTATCCGATGAGGATATGAAGGGCGCATTTTTTACTAACAAAAACAGTGTAGCTAGAGGGCTTATTAAAATATTTATACCCTTGTCAGGATTCAGACTTAATGCAAGAGTTAGAGTTAATACTAGTGTTAAGATATTAGCAAGTCCAGCCACTACGATAGAAGACAGAAGAGATGCAGCGGCAAACCTTGTTGGTACATTTAACGAGATGGTTAGTTATGTAGCTATAGGCTATATGATGGGTAGATATTTATTTGCCAAGGCTGGTGATAAATTAGGGTTTGAGGATCCAAACAAGTGCGATGAAAAGGTTGGTGCACTTGGATTTGTAATGTGTAAAAAGGACTTGGATTATATCATTGGAATGTATGGCGGTAGATTTTTAAACGATTTATTAAACCCATTCCCACCTGGGGATGAGCAAGCAATAGTATTGTACAACAAAGCATTAAATCTTCTTTCTGAAAAAGACGAAGTGGATCAAGAGGATTTATTTAGAACATTTGACACTGGGGGATATAACCAAATGCTTGGTATTGCTGGGGTTGTTTTTGAAGATATAGAAGGCATGCTAGAATACCAAAGACTTGCAAACACGGGGGAGTACATTTATGAAGATGAGTTCGGCAATAAGACCGTAAAGAAAATATCTCCTGAGAGTCAAGCCGTATTACAAGAGTATATGGTGTTTAACTACTTCTCACCGGTTAGGGAAGTCAGAAGGTACATCAACAACCTTGTGACACACACCAAAAGGATGGGAGAGGATAATTTCTATACTGATGCATTCTTTGAGCAAACGTATGGCTATGTTATGGAAAAACACAACCTAACTGTGGATCAAATCAAACAATACGTTACATACGAGTTTGACAAGTTTGGCAACAGAAAAGATGGCTTGAATCCAGAGTATGAGCTAACTGAAAACGCCTTGGCTAATCTCAAAAGAAACAACCCTAAGGAGTATCAGGTATACCAAGATATACAAGCGGCGATAGAGGAAGCAGAAAAGGAGTACAAGTTTATGAAAACAATGTACAAAGCATTAAATGATTATACTACTCGCCAGCTCTACACTATAATGATGAACGACGAGGAGAAGTTCAAAGAGATAAAAAGCAAGTATGGTATCACTAAAACTCAAGTGACTGAGGAGATGCAAAAGTTAGTACTTGCCGAGGAGGCTAATTAGTCATCATCACATTGATGGCAGTATGCCCCCCTATGACAACGCCACAGGCAATAGCCTGCTTCTTATAGTTGCGAGCATAGGCCTGGGAATAACTTTCCCTATCTATGCCACAGCCGACCTGCATAGCGAATATTTTTTTATCCTGTCCACATAGGTGCTCTACGTAGGCTTGTGTATGGATGTGCCCCTGCACTGTGGACATCATATCATTCTTTGATTTAGTGCGAGCTGTCCCTCCCTCACCATGCACGTATTGTACGCCATCAATAACAAAGCGAGGCTGCCAATCCCAGCTAGTGCCAAGCACCTCATTGTAGGATTTAATCCAAGCCTTGGGTATGTTAGATGAGAACGCTTTGCGGGCTATAAGCCGATCATGATTGCCAATACAAACCGTGGCGGTCTTAAATGCCTTACTCCACTCCTGAACCTTCTCTATCGCAAAGTCAAGCTCCATCCCTCCTGAGAGTCCATTGGGGTCTGTCTCATGATATGAGGCATAGTGATTATCGATGATGTCCCCACAGAAGTGCACGGCATTACAATTAAATTTTTGATAAGTCTCTACACAGAAATCAAGGTATCCTGGTAGACAGAAGGGCTCGTGAATATCACCGACTATTAGCAAACGCTTTTCATTGCTTGTAATGTTGTTGTAAGCAGCTAATCGTTGTCCGCTTAGTCTTGGCCTAACTTCAGTCATTTTCAATGGATTTTAGTATCTCGTTGATTTTATCACAGAGCACCTCAACCTCCTCATAATCTTCATCGGCCCAAGATTCGTACAATTCATTAACAAGGTTGTGGAGTTCTTCCATTGTCGTCAATATGTGTAGAAACCTGTGTGCGTGTCGTATCATTACCTATCCATTGCTCTCATCATAGTATCGCCAAGCGTCTTATCTATTTTACTTATACCCCTGTATATGCGCTTAGATGTCATCTTGACGTTTCTTTTTTCTTCTAAAGTAGATTCAATTCCAAGGTTTGTGTACATAACACAATCCATTTCCAGCAACGTGTCTATTTTCTTGCGATTAGACCAAGTCTTATACCCGACTATCTTGTCAATTTTAGACTCTACGCTGTGGTTCATTGTCACAATTTATGGATTTATGTTCATACCTTTCTATAAGTTTTTCAACATATATAATCTTTTTGCCTATTGTTTTGAGCGATTCTATCTCATTTAGGATTTCGAGAGCACGATCACGGATTGTTCTTTCTTCCTCTGACTCAATCATTGCAATGGTTTCCATGTAATCAGAAACATATGAATTGTCTGAATACATAAAGCTCTCGTGCGTTTTAAGGCCATGTATTATAGTCGAGTGGTGTCTTTTAAACAATCTACCTATTTCGGCCAGCTTTGCACCGTGCCTGGTATATAGAATGTTAAAGGCGATTGCACGTACCCTTACTAGTTCGTGTTTTCTTGAATGGCTTTTTAAGTCGCTTAATTCTAAGTCATGAACATTCGCAACCTTATCAGCAATTATCTTGAACGCTTCAGTTCTCTTCGTCTGTAATTTCATTTATAGTTTTATTTGAATTTAAGTAATCTAAATATTCGTCCGAACTTATTTCGTCGATATTCATTATGAAAAATGGCTCTTCGCCATTATTAAAATATTCTAGTTCTAGAAAAACATCCACCCCATTTTCATCGGTAACAATGAACCCTACGCTTTCAGGCTCATCACCTGTAGCATCAAGTGTTTCGGCATTAGCCGCCACTATGCTCATAGCAGAGTACCTGACCGTCTTGGGTAATGAAATAAGTTTTTCAATTAAAAAATCATCTATCTGTACCATATACTTCTGTTCTGCATCCGTGTCTTTCGAGTTCTCCGAGTCTGTACTCCTGTAATTTTGATAGTTTCCCATTTTTAGTTTTGATTTCAGAAAACAAAACACCCGAATCAGGGGGGATAGCAATGAGGTCAGGAATACCATTCTTGTTAGTCTTTATAAGTTTTATCACGTAATAACCATCAGCCTCGAGTTCCTTAATTCTTTTAGATTGTATTTGCTGCTCTCTCATGAAGCTGTATAGACTTAAAGATAGGAAAAACTACCTGAGGAACTATTGCATTTCCGTAGGCTTTGATTGATTCTTTTCTCCATTTAGGAAAGGTAATACCGTCCAACTTGCGGGGAATCCCATCATCTCCGCACAGAACAGGGGGTTGAGTTGGGAAGACTTCCCACCCGTTTCCGCAATCTTCTCTGCTACGCCCGGGAGACTCTGCATTTTGTAGTGAGAATCCTCCCCTCTGTCCCTCTTGTACTCGTTGGCTTGTTTCCCCTTCCAATCCCTCGATGTTGGCGTGGGAATCATCCCGTTCTCCGCTACGTCCCTGAGCTTCACTCCCCATCGTTCGCCCTTCTTGTTCTCCCGATACCATCCGTTGCCGTCGTTCTTTACCCCGCTGGCCTTGCCTCCCTCCACGTCCGTCGTCCGTGGTGTTGGTAGCATTCCGTTTCTTGCCATCTGCTTCAGTGGCATTTGAAGGTTCACTCCCTTCTCCTTGTGCCTCTGCTTTGCCTTCTCGAATGTCTCGGGTTTCCTTGCTGAGTTCCAATCGAATGCTGTCGGTGTGGGTAGCATCCCGTTCACCTGCGTTGCTAGGTTTGGCATCTTCGTTCCGTTGGGATATTTCTCCATTCGCTTTTGAAATGTCTCCAAGTTTACCACGTCCTCCCTGGTCGTTGGCGTGAGCAACAAACCATACCCTGTCCCTTTTGTGCGGGGCGTTGACGCTTGCAGCTGGAAGTATAAACGGGATGACTTCGAAGCCTTCATCTTCCAAGTCAGCTTGCACCTCATCGAAAACCAATCCTCCATTCCAACTAAGCAGGCCACGAACGTTTTCGCCCACGACGTACCTTGGTTTAATTTCTCGTATTGCTCGTAGCATTTCTGGCCAGAGATGTCTATCGTCGTTTTTACCTTCTCTCTTGCCTGCGACGGAGTAAGGTTGGCAAGGGAATCCCCCTGTGAGGATGTCGATTTGCCCTCTGTGAATAGTAAAGTCTGTTTCTTTGATGTCTCCATATGATATTGATTTTGGGAAATGATGATTTAATACTTTGCGTGGGAACTCCTCCCACTCGCAATGGAATACGTTTGTCCAACCCATCCATTCGGATGCAAGATCAAACCCACCTATGCCTGAAAATAAACTGCCGTGTCTCATAAAAAATCCTTTTTAAAGTGAGATAATGTGTAGTCCTTCTTGCCACTAACTGTCTTGTAAATCTTGGTCTCGATTCCTTTCTCAGCAAACACCCAATAGATGTCGTTCTTTAGCCTGTCCTTTGTTGTCATCCTGTCCCTAGATTGCCAATACGATGTCGCACTGAAGTCTATATTATAGTAAACCAATGCATCCGCTTCTCGTAGGCTTATCCCCTCCCGCCCGCTTACAATTTGCAATGCAATGTTCTTGTTGCTTCCATTGAACTCATCGAGTTCTGTACACAACTTATCATCAAATATATGCTTTAGGGCGTTAAGTTCCTCCTTAAACTTATAAAATATTCCAATTTTCTTTCCCTTGAACCTATCCTTGATGAATTCAGCCTTGCTATAGTCCAGGACCATACTCTTGCCACTTTCGAACTTAACGGTTCCGCTACACATCTGATGAACCTTGCTCATCAACTTGACAGCCGTGTCGGCAAGTATAACCTCCTCCGAGCCCTCAATGACCAAGTCACGCTTTAGTCTGTGTATTAGGTCGTATGTGCTGTCGCACATCTTAACCCTAAGCACGTTTTCTTGGGTGTCCACTTCGAAGCCAGCTTGCTTCTGAGAGAACGATATCATGTATGGCTTCATTAGGTCCATAGCCCCCTTCGTAGCGCCGCTATAGTCCTTCACCCTGTGATGTCCTAGGTTTCGCTCCTTGATTATAACGTACCTGTCTGCAAACCGGTAAAAGTTCTTAAACTCGGAATAAGGATTCCTAGGCATCCCATACACTTGATGAAACATCTGTGAATAGGATTCAGGAGTTGGTGTACCCGAAAGCAGGATCACCTTTGCGCCCGTCTTTTTGATGAGTGTGAATACGCCCTTTGCTCTCTTTGATGGCTTAGGGAATGCACCAAGTCCGTGAGCCTCATCCAGCACAATAACATCCCATTTAGTTTGAGGGGCTTTGTGCATCGACTCGTAGTTAATCACCGTGATATCGTAACCAGGTGCGTACATGTCGTAATCGCTTTGTATTGAACTGATGGCTTTCTTCTTGGTCAAGAACAGAACACTCTTTGCTCCAACCTCCTTGCATATGCCTAGGCTGGTAAGTGTCTTACCCGTCCTAACCTCCATCGCCAAGTAAACGAATCCATAACGATTGATCGTGTCAGTTGCCTTGCTGATTATGTCCTCTTGGTAGTATCTAAAACGGAACATCGTCATTGCTTTTGTTGCCAAACAAAATCCACTTACCCTCCATATCCTTACCCTCCTCTATATTGGAATACTTGAACGTGCCGTAAGCCCTGAGCCATCTATGGAACTTAATCCTGGACACGGACATCTTGGCCTTCGGTGCGAAGTCAGGGTAGTCATCGGTGAACCTCATATATAACTCATTAGCACGCAGCCTAATGTTAGGCCTTAGAAGTTCTGATGGCTTTGATCCATCTATCAAGCCACACCATTCAATAAACTCGTGGCATGTCTCAGCACTTAACTTCCGTATGGCTAGGTTAACGAACTCACTCTTGATAAGGCCATCCTTCATATACATCTGTAGGCACGATATCATGTAGTTGTCGAAGTCACACCACTCATCATCATCCCAATCGCCAAACATCAACTTGCCGAACTCATCCAATGGGGTGAAGTCCTTGCTATAATGCTGGTGAAGTTCTAACTCCCACTTACGTCGCTCAAAGGAATTACCCTTACCCTTGATGGCGTAGTTGGTTGTGATGGCAATCTTAGGTGACTTCTTGAAGGGTATCTTGATTGCATCCTTGTTCTTCTTCTCTAGCGTTAACCCCTCAGTAACCACCGAAAACAATCGCTCAAAGTTGAACGCCTTTCGCACATCATCGAAGCATAGTATCTGAGTATCTGCTGATACCAGCTGATAGGCAAACGAACGCTCGAACGTAAATGACTTACCATCAATAGTGACCAGCTTTTTCATCTGAGACAGGGCATTCATTACGATACCCTTACCCGTGCCACCCTCGGGATTGTCGCTTATCACCTCGTCATTAAGGATTACTGCTGGGCAGTACGACATATTCTTGTACCCGTGCATTAGGAAGCCAATGGTGGACTCCATAGATAGAATACGATTCTCGTCCTTGCCGCATATGTTATGGATGAAGGTCTTATAGTCGCAGTCCCTAGGCTTGCACATTAGGAAGTTCCTGTCGATAACGTGGTCTTTCCATACGTAACCACCCAAGTCCATATAGTCGATAGGTATTATATCGGTTGGAGTTATCTTGACCGCACAGTTACGATAGTACAAATAACTTGAGTCCTTCTCGTCCTCAATGAAGTACACATCGATAGATGAAAGAAGGGTAAGGAACTCCTCCCGAAAGTACTTAACGCTCTCAGCAAAGTAGTTGTAAACCGACAGGTCCTCCAGATCAAGAACGTAGTTCAACACGAAGTCCTTTATCTCCTTCTCCGAGGTATGGTCAATCAAGTTATTGGTCACCTTCACAAAGACGTAGTTCTTACTCCCCTCGGGATTGTATTTATAGAACCCGCTATCCTCCAAGAACAGTTTAAACGACAGGGGTATGATAGTAACCTTACCCTTATCCGATTTAGTCCAAAACATCTGCTCCTCTTGCTCCTCCTCAACCGACTTAAGGATGCCATCAACGTCTACACCCTTCTCCTCCAATGGCTCAAGAGTGCATCGTATATCTTTTTTTGATACACCCGACCTCATCTTGTCTCTGACATACTGCATCTTGTCCTGGTCTTCATAGTATCTACTACCGAACTTAGCAGTATGGCTATATGCCGAAACAATAGTCCCCATGATTTCCTCGTCGTTGAAACCTTCTGCTGCATATTGACGTAAATAGAACTCGGCAAGACTCCTATTTATTCCGAAATCATTAAAAGCCGCCGCTAATATGTAGACGTTATGATTCCTTTGCCCTTCTACCATTGGGTACTTCTTCTCCCACCACTTCACCAGTATGTCAATGATTTTGTTTTCATCCGTGATTGGTATAGAGGGCTTGTCCCGGTTCTTCATCAGCTCCGTGTAACTATCTTCCTCGACCTTATCCCAAACAGAACTAGTCTCATTGATATGGATCAAGGGGTCATAGGACTCGTAGCATACACGACTAACGTTCTTGCAAGTCTTATCAAACTTGTCGGACTTGAAGTATTTCTCAAGGCTGTTGAAGTAGTTCTTGTGATTGCTTTCGTCAGCTGGAACTTTCACCAATACCTTAAGACCCTTGCCCGATGGAGACAGGAATACTGAGTATACAAACTTGTTCTGCTTGAACTTCTCTTTATCCTCCAGTAAATCCTTCTGTCTATCGTATCCATCAAAGTCAAGGCACATAATGCCACTATGCTTAATGAGTGCGTTATCTGCTCTCTTCTTAAAAGTCCCGGAGAAACATATAGCTGGTAAGTCCTGCTTCAATTGATTCCTCCTTGACTTGTCTCGCTCCCCACGAATGTCCTTTATAACATCCCTAGAAGCCCCCTCCCTAATCCTTTCTAAGATGTGTAGCACATCCCTTTCAAAGGGTTGAGTTGTATCTTTTATATTCTTAAATATAGATATTGTCATTTCTTATGATGATTTTATGACGATAAAAGTTATGTGTATCAAGGGTTATGACGACCTGACGACTTTACATCCAAAAATATTCGTTGTGAAAACAAATTCAGATATAAAAAATATTATTAGTGTTGGTAACCAAAAAGTCGTCATATGATGGTCGTAAAAAAGGGGGGCGATGCCCCCCATCCTACTACAAAAACACTAGTATTTAGAACGGTTGTTCTTGTTTTGCTTTTGGCTCGTAAGTATCCAGCTCCACATAGTAGCTGCCACCCTTTGATTGGTTGATGTTGAGGTTTACCCACCCATTCTTTGTGCGGTCTTTAATAAATGTCATAGCATCTTCTGCTTTTAAACTTAACCGTCCAACAACAAAGTCGGGTGCGTTCTCGTTACGCTTGAACGAGAATCCATCTGCAAAAATTTTATCCTTACTCATATTAAATTAATTTAAAGTTCCTCCACAATATAATGATTATCGATAGATTCGGTGGAGGATTCCCCGAAAAATCGATTATAAATTTCTGAAGCCGCCTTCACCTTCTGCTCTCCAGATCGCAGGAACTCATCAGAGCAATGGAACATTCCCATCGCCATCGAGTTCTTATCGATAACCCAAAACTCCATCGGAACTCCGAATAGGTTTTGGTATATGTACGCTTGGCTATCGTAGTTGTACTTATAAGCTGAGTGCCTAAAGCTACCAATGCTGGATGTAGTCTTGAGGTCTATAATTCGGTTATCGTTTACGATATCCGCCTTCCCTTTCCAAGGCAATCCAAACAAACTACCAACCTCGGGCATCTCAAATGAGTTACCGTCCTCGTATATGCCCTCAAAGAAGTCGAAGTTACCCTTGATAGCATCCACCATCTTATCTACTTGGTCTTTCTCGTGGCACAATAAAGCCATATTGCCATCCCTCGTAGCCTCCTTATAAATCTTTGTTGATCTGGTTGTGGAGTCAATACAAATAATAGACTCAGCCTTATGGGGTTCTAGAACCGCCCAATGGAAGTACCTACCCATAACCATAGCCTTGCTATCTGACTTACCCTTGCGAAACATTGTAGGGTTATTCATTAGCATAGAGATGTCGGAGTTGGACAGCCATTTCCGACCAAACTCTCCGTAGTACATCTCGTCATCTTTGAGTTTGGCTACTGCACTCATATGACCCCTAGACATTCTTCTTGAGTTCTTTGATTACAGACTGCGATATCTTGGCGTACTTTGTCTCCAGCTTGACAAGTAAGTCCTCTAATGTATCCTTGCCTTTGTTTGCCTCAACGTACTGAACAACCTTACTCCAATTAGCATCACCAACTTTTAGTGTTGGCTTTTTATTGGACTTTGCTGGTGCTGCCTTCGGTGTTGACTCAGATGATGGCAAGTCCTCACCCGTCCATAACTGCAACCCTAGACCGTGCATGGCAATAGCCTTAGCCGTTGACCTTTGGATTGTCTTGTTAACATCGAATGCCGTCATATTTTCCACGCTGATGGCTCGGTTGCGATGATCCATAACGGGTAGCATATCAATATGCTCTAGACCATCGATAGTCATTCCCACCTTCACGTATGCAGTCCTCCCATCGGAGAAGAAGTTGAGACCCGTGTGGTCGTGCTCATATATAGTGCGTTGTGCTGATGGGTAACTTTTCTTGACCAATGACCAAGCATCTGCCCACGATACATAATCCAGCTGACCTTTACGCTTAATGCGATCAGAAAATGGAATGCTACTTAACTTTTGAAAAACGTTCATAATACTTATTTAATTTAGATTTAGCGAAATTAGATATCCTCTCGTCAGTATGCTCTGACATAGATTGATACTTTGACAAATATAGGTGTTTTGCACCATTAATCCACCCTTTTTCTAAGAAAACTTTTATGTATTCTTCGGGTGCTAGTTTATATCCAGAACCGTGATACCTTCTTCCCGTTTCTGCTATTGTTATTGACTCATCCTCCCTCTTGGATATCTTATATCCCATAAAGATTGCCGAATCATCAATGTGTATACCCTCTTTGACTTTGATCGCCTCTTGGTATACGTCCAGGATTACTCTCCCCATAATATTAATTTTACGAATGATAAAAATGTGAATACGAATGATAGAATCATAAAGAACTCACCTAACTTTTCTGCTACTGACATTGCTCTTGTTTTTTCTTGTCAGAATGGACAGTTGCGTACATAACGGCTGCGTGGTGCATGTTATCATCAACTGTCTTTATGAATTCCAAATACCTTGTATAGAATTCTACGGTCTGTTCCATTTTATGCTTATTCATTATTCCTTTATTTCAAATTGCCATTTACAAGCCAATAGAATAACATTGAGTTCATCTTTGACCTTACTTATATTATCCCTTACCTCCATCCTTGTATCGTTGTCCATAACATCCAGCAATTGGTACATATCCAATAGGTTAGCCTTTGCGATGTTAATGTGCCGAGATACTGACCTCATTCTTTCCTTTTTTTGATCTGCATTTAATTTCATGATTCCTTATTGTGTTGTTTAATAAATTCTACGACTGCTTTGTAGATTTCCTCTTCATTGATGGTTAGTAGTGCATCGTTAATGACGTAGTGTTTACCTTCTTCTTGAAAGCATTTCTCCACTACATCCATCACATTCCAATTACAATGGTAATGTGGAGTAATGTAATCTCCGTATTCTTCATTCATGAATTCTGCGATTAGTTTATTTTCTTTCATGTGTTCTAAGGGTTTACCACGCTACGTAGTTGGCGTGAGGTTTGTAATCAAAAACGTATTCTTTTTCTGCGGCGTAAGGCAGAAACTTGGAGGCTATCTTTCTCCAGTGAACGCCCTCGTTGGCTATGATAACGAGCAACTCGTTCATATATATGCAACCGCCAGAGATTACGTCCACCTCGTGTTCAATGAACATTTCGTGGAGGTACTCGCCAAAGGCTTGGCAAAATACTTGAGGGGACATAGCCTCCTTGTTACCGTGATCAAAGTATTGGTCAATCTCTCGATAGAACCCATCCTCCGTGTCCTTACAGAGAATGTACAACTCATCAATCTTGTCGGTGAGCTGGATAAAAAGTTTAGTATTGTATGTCATAGGATTTAATTTAATGTGAATATAATGTTTAGAAATCGGACTACCAAATTTTGGACAGCCATTTTCGTAAGTCCGTTTTTTCGTGAGTGTGATTGTGAATTTATGCCCCCCGAAGGGGGCGTGGTTTTAGAATATTGGATTAGTTCTCGAGGGCATTAGCGAATTCCTTCTCTAAGACCGCCGCAATGACTTCACGGAGGCGTTGGGTCTCGATTTGAACCTCCTCGCCCTCGTAGCCGAGTTCCTCGTCTGAGGTGTATCTGTAGTGTGGTATCACTTTGCAACCACGCTCTCGTATGGCGTTGGCTATGGTCATTGCCAAGTCACTTGCCTCGTCCTCACTAGATACTCTAGGCTCTGTGCGAACGCTAGTGCCATCCACCATGTCGATTATAAATAAGGCATCCACTAGGTGCTTATGAATCTCCAGTAGGGACTCGTTGTCATCATCGTTGTTGAAGTAATCCCAAGCCATAACCAACTCGTGGTGCAACTCGCTAGCTTTGTTAAGCCACTTGTCGTCAATGCCCTTTCGGAGTTTGATCTCTCCGATGCGCTCGATGGCTTCCTCCATACCACTCCATTGGAATAGGAGTTCCCTATCCGAATGGTACATCATAATGTTGTCCCATTTCATAGATGCCTCGGCATCCTCGTGGTGGGAGAGGAAGTTATTATCGCCTACCCATCGGTGTATGGTGTAGTCACCCATACGAGTCTCTCTGAAGGAGTCCTTCCACTTGATGTGCTTGATGGCTCTGAGAACCACTAGGATGGATTGATTGAGGTCTCGTATGTTGGGGCGAACTACGCACCCATTGCCAATTTCTGGAGGGAAACAACAATCGTGGGCGAGGTGTAGCAACTCGTTGTACTCGTCGTCACCCATCTCTTTATAGAGGGCATCGCCTTTATCGTGGAAGGTATGGAGTGCGTTGGACATCCACATTGGCTCGGCATCGTATCTGAGTCGAGGGTGTGGGTAGTTGCAGAACTCGGCTATGTACTCATTGATGTCCTCAATGACCGTTTCGCTGAAGTGGTTTGCATATGGAGTCATATTGTATGACTCGTTACTAAGGTGCTTGTCGCACTTGTTTATTAAGTAATCGATTGAAAATTTCATATTTCTGGGTTTTAAGATTTAAGAATTAAAGTGAATTAGGGAAATGGTCTTTGATGGCTTCTACGCCTTTCTCGTAGGACTCTATGTAGTTACTGCCAAGGGTGGTGAACTCAGAGTATTCGCGAGGTGCGGCGACCTCCATCATACCAATGCAGAAAGCAATGGCGTCCCCCATCGTGGGGAACTCGTACAACTCGTTCTCGATACAAAGCCAAGGCTTGTCATCGATGCAGATTTGGTGGTACGCGTTTTGATCTTTCTTGTGTCCCCAATGGTGGGTCAAGACTAGGACGTTGTCTTCGTCCTTTTTGCCATCGGCATTGTTCATGAAGTCGAATATGAGATTCGATATTGAGTGGTCGTGTGATGACCAATTAAGATAGGATTCGTAGGTATTCATTGTATTAGGATTTAGAGGTTAAAGTAACTGTGTTCTAGGGCTTTGAATGTCAAGCCATCTTTTATGCCATCGCTGTAGTCGCTCCCTAGCATATATGTTCGCAACATAACTTCGTTGCACTTAGGGTATGGGAGGTCATCTATGAAGTCATAGACCTCACAAACGTGCCATTCATTTGCCAGGAATTTGTCTAGCGTGGTTGGGAAAGTGATTGTATTCATTGTAGTAGGATTTGTGGGGGCATTGCCCCCTTGTTAATTAAGCGTATAACCTTCGTAATGGGGTTCTATCTAGCACTATGGAGTTGTCAATGATACTATTGAGAACCTCTTTATCTTTTCTGATTGGGATTCCGCTATAATCGTCTTTATCAAAATATTGGTTAGACCGAGTTTCGAATTTTCTTAATGATTCGTGTGAAGCAAGTAGCCCACCACGTAGATTGTATAGGATAGTACCCTTGGGTAGTGTTGTGACATAGTCCCCACCAATAATTACGTTTTCGACAGGATTGGTTAATTGGTACTTTTCATAGTTTAACCAATATGTCCCACCTGCCATAGTACCCGAACTTGGAATGAATGTTAATTGTTCTTTCATGATTGATATTGAATTTGTGGGGGCATTGCCCCCTTGTTTAGAATTTTCTGGTTATTGATGAG